TATATTTTAACAACCAGTTACAGGATACTACCATGAGCGAGGTATCCAGATATGAATATCTCACCTATCCAAATAAATCCCAAATCGGCAGACCTACTATTTACTACGTTGATTACCAGCGGACTCCATCCCTCTATATATGGCAGACTGCGGCTCCAATGTATAATTTAATAATGTATAGTGGTCAAAGCAGTATAGAAACGCTAGAGAGCTACACGCAAGGCATTGATATTCCGGCATATTTTTATACTCCTCTAATATATGGACTCGCTAGCATGCTAGCAGCACAATATGCCCCTGAAAAAGAAGAAGGTTTAAAAATAAGATATCAGGAAACACTGAGTCCGGCAGTAATTAATAATACGACGGAAGTACCTCTTAAACTGGAGGTATATAGTGACTAGCTTAAAAGTTATCCCTGTAAATACGCAAATGGGAGATTACGTTAGAAAGGACGTAATTGAACCTATTGGAACTTGTGATTATTCAGGATTTCCTTTTAGCAGGTCTGATCTAGTTAAGCAATATGAATGGAGGGGTAATCAGTTAGTCTGGACGGGAGCAATAGTCGGACGACCTTTTGTTGATGAGCCAAATGAGCAGAATAGACCACCACAAATAAAAGGTGATCCAAAAGCCGTGCAAAATCCTCGCCCTTTCGGTATTGAAACGCCGCAAGGCCCTGAGGCTAGTGGTAATAGCTCTCCTGTTGTCTTAGAAAATATCAACTTTACAAGTGATGATATACCCCCTGTTTTACCTGATTTTGCCGGTCAGAGTGTTAGTAACATAGACGCACAAGATCGTTTAGAATCATTGCATCAAATTAAGTTCTAAAGTAATGGCTAATAATTTTAATCCGGGGTTTGATAGAGAAAAGGCGGCTTTTATAGCACTGGCTAATAGAGGTGAAGGACTTACTCCAATTAACTATTTATATGCAAAAGAAGCCAGTTTTGAAAGTATTTTGTCTCCTATTATTACCGGCGGTACTGCTGAGCTTTATACAATATACGCAAACGCCATTAACTCTGCCAATATCACTAATACTGAAGATATTATTACTAATAGGCTAAAGTGGAGTAATCCTTCCAATGATTATTATGTCGGTTTTACTGCCGGTAATTTAACCGGGAACACCATCTGGAGATTACCGCTGCAGGATGGAACTGACGGGCAGGTACTAGCAACAAACGGCAATGGTGTTCTATCATTTATAGATGCCGGCGGAGGATCAGCACTAAAGGATGCGACATATATCTTGCAGCAACCAAATTCTGATCTTCCAAACGCTCAAGCCTTAAATCAACTAAATAACGGCTTAATGAAAAACAAAGACGGCGTTATACAAATTGCCGTCCCTGGAGAAGATTATTTAAGTACCGCCCTCCCCTCAGGTCAACTATTCATAGGCAATAATGAAAATATTGCAACTGCGCAGCAAACCATTACCATTGATAACCTGCCCAATTTAGGCACTACAAGTATTAATGTACCTAATCCTCTTGATCCAACTAATCCTATTGTTATTTCAGGAGGTAAAATCTGGCACGGCACAGATAGCAATAGACCGGAAGAATCTAATGCTTTGTTAGTGCTAGAAGGAGATATTGCCCTAATTAATTTCAGGTTTTTTAGCGCTAATTTTATTCTTGGAAAAGGTAACAGCGTACTGCAAACATTAATGCCCGGTTCACAATTTCTCTCAAATCTACCTGCAGGCTCTTGGATGCAGACGAGCGCCGCAGGAACAGGAGCAATCGTAGCAGCTACCATCCTAGAAAATCAACTATTGATGGGGGGTTTAAATAATGTGCCGGAAGTGCGGCAAACTATAGATATTGCGAATCTACCATCCTTAACTGATGGAAGAGTCTGGCAAGGGGACGCAACAAACAGACCAGTAGAAGTCCAGTTAAACCTTGCTCCAACCGATGCTACTTATATCATAAAAACTCCCAATGTCAATTTACCTGAGGCACAGGTATTAGAGGAACTAGGGATTGGAATGACCAAACTTGTTGCTGGTGGTGCTTTTGCTATTGCAATTGCCGGTGAGGATTATGCAACTATCCAGCAGTTAGAAGAAATAGAGCAGCAATGCCAGCAATATGCAGAACAAGCCGCAGCTTCTGCAGAGGAAGCCTCTGCCTCAGCAGCAGAAGCTAGCGCCTCAGCAGCAGAAGCTAGCGCCTCAGCAGTAGAGGCTAGCGCAGCAGCAGTAGAAGCTAGCGCAGCAGCAGTAGAAGCTAGCGCAGCAGCAGTAGAGGCTAGCGCAGCAGCAGTAGAAGCTAGCGCAGCAGCAGTAGAAGCTAGCGCAGCAGCAGTAGAAGCTAGCGCAGCAGCAGTAGAAGCCACCGCTGCCGCAGGGGCGGCAGGAATATCGGCCGGAGCTGCAGCTGCTTCAGCACTTGCTGCTGGAATTTCAGCAGGTAGTGCTTCAAGTTCTGCTTCTGATGCTCGACAGTCAGCAAACAGTGCTTCAAGTTCTGCCAGTTCAGCCTCTTCCTCTGCAGAAGCTGCGTCAGGTTCAGCGGGTAACGCGGCAAACAGTGCTACCCAGGCTCAAACTTACTTAAATACTCTTTTAAACACCGGATTAACCCTACAAGGAGATATAACCGGTAGCGGATTATTAAGTAATCCGATTGTTACCACATTTAAACCTAATCCGGTATTTACCGGTAATAGCTCAATGACTATGCCTGCAGGTAATAATACTCAAAGACCGACTACCCTAATCCCCGGAATGATCAGGTTTAACACTTCACTTTGATTTTATGATAAAATTTGTTAAGAAAGAGGAAAGATAGAACATGAGTGACGACTTAAATAATAGTAACGATAATAATAACCCAAAAGCACCATTTCCAACGTCTAACGGGAAACCTGAGATTACCGATGGAACAAACTGGTTTACTTTAGCAACTGAAGATTGGGTGTTAAATAATATTGCTACGATACCTGCTTGTTTAGTGGCGACTGTCATTGATTTAACAACTATTTACGTCAACGGTTTAAGCGGTGTTGGAGCTACCTTGACTAATTCGGGAACTCAAATACCACTGGTTATTGATGGAGTTGTTTTAGCTTTAGGTGATAGAGTTTTGGTTAAAGATCAAACGACCGCCTTGCAAAACGGAATATATACAGTAACTAATATAGGTGGCACTGCTGTAAACTGGGTATTAACAAGAGCCGCTGACTTTGATTCCTCTTCTCAAATGGCAAGAGGAGACGTTGTCAATATAATTAGCGGCTCATTAAATGCCTTAACATCATGGATGCTTACCTCTAGCGTTGCAACAGTTGGGACTGATAGCATTACCTTTGCGGATTTATCAAATAGTATTTCTTCAAGTAGTATTATAGGGACTGCCAATCAAATAATAGTTACTGTAAATAACAACATAGCCACAATTAGCATTGCGCCTAATCCTATTATACCTGGGAACGCAGGTATTACTATTCCGAGCGGAACAACTGCAGAACGTGATCCATTAGCTTTAGCAGGAACTCTTAGATTTAACACGGAAATTTAAAATGAGAAAAAAGACAAGTAAAGTATTAAAAAGAAATCTTCAAGTTTCTCAGCTTGTAAAACCGGAATATTACAATGGCGAAGTATGGCAGACTTTAAGTAGTGAAAATTATGTAAACGATACTGCTTTAACTATCTGTTGGGATTTATTAAACGATGATACAGAGGTAATATGGCAACCACTGTAATTGTTGGAGGTATTAAACCTGACTTAAAAATTCTAGGAGACACACAAAAATTTTTATTTGAATCTCCTAACGGCATCTTAAGATTGGAAAATGTACTACCTATAGAATCGAATGTAATCAATCTAGACCTTGACTTACTCAACATTCAGGAAAAAGGATATAGAGTAGGGTTCTACTCCGAATCTGGTAATATAAACGGCGTATTTCATTTAAGCTCTTTGGAATATCAACAAAATCAGCAAAACTCCGGCATAGTTGGAAGTTTCTTAATGACTTTTAATGAAAATGGTTCGGATCAATTTTTACTATATAAAGACATAAATGTTAATAACAACAAAATCTCTAATGTTCCAACTCCGGTCGCCGACACAGATGCTGCTAATAAGATATTTGTAGTAGATTATGTAAACTCCGTTCTACCAAATAACACTATTTCTTTAATAGGCGACATTACGGGATCAGGAATAACAGGGACACCGATTAACACTTCTCTAGGTGACACAATTAACAGAACTACAAATCAGATTTTTAATTACACTGCTACCGGAATTACAGCTGCAAGTTTTAATTATGACTTAACTATTCCAAACAGCACAAACAAAACATTAAACCTCCGAATGAATAGAGCTAATACCGGTAATGGAGCCGGTTATGAGTTTCAGTTTTATGCACCAACGAACGGAGCAGATACTTTTACTTTTGGTTATAACTCAGGTACAGTCTTTGGCGCTATCTATTCTATAGCTAACAATGCTCCGGTTATTAATTATAACTACGCCCTTAATATCAACGATTCGGGTAATTATAATCCTTATAATGGTAGTTATGGTTATCTTAATTCAAGCGGTAACACAGGAACGGCAACGGGAGCGTATCCATACTCGATTAACTGCAATAACAGAGTTAAGGCTTCCGAGTTTAATGCTGTTTCTTCCATTAAAACCAAAAACATTGAATCTGCAGGCGAAGATATAGAAGAGGAGGCATTAAAGATATTTAATAAAATACCTTTCTTTAAATATAGTTATAAAGATAAAATTAAAAATGGCCAAGGAATAACTTTCGGCATTGTTGCCGAACCTTTAAAAGAGATTTTACCTGATTATGTTCTAGAGGACAAAAGTTTTGTCCCTAACATATTACAACCCTGCCTAATTAAACAGATAACTTCATGTAGCTATGAATTGGTATTTAAAGAAAAATTAACCAATATTGAAGGGAGTAAACTACAGTTAATTTTACTTAACAAATCAATTGAAGTAGAGATTTTAAAAACTACCCAAAAACGATTAACAATTTCCTGTTCTACAAAACTACCAAACAATGGCTTTGCTTACGGCACTTTTGAAAACTGCCCGTCAGTTACCAAAAACAAACTTTTTGAATTATCAATGGTGGTATTAAAAAACACCTTAAAACGAGTAGATATTCTTGAAAACAAACTAAAAAAACATCGCTTATCAAGACCGATAAAAAGAGGAAATTAAATGATAGTTAATTACGGATATATAAATAAAACAGTCTTTTCTAAGGAATTGTTAAACTTAAAGGAACAACCTTACGATATTTTATATGCCGAACCTTTACACGCAATAATTCCGCATAGAATTGTAATTAGAAACTGGCCAGTAGAACATCCATATATCTGTAATGATTCTCTCTTAAAAATCAAAGTCGGCAATATTGAGTTCGGACAAGTTCCAACAACCGGATTCCTAGATGTCGTAGAAAATCAATTCTTAGTAATAAATATAAGCAATTGCTCTCCTAAATTATCAGATTCAGTAATTAACAAGCCTTTATCGCTCGTTAATGAAGGAATAAGTAATCTTCTAGAAGGGGATTCATTCTTAGAATTACATGTTTTTTATTCTGATGTCGGGTCCTGTCGGTGGAGATGATATACTCAGCAAAAACATTTTAAAACTATAAAACAAATTGGAGACAAACATGAGTGTTCAAAATTTACCAAAACTAAAAGTCGTAACTCAAACACAAGTAGATTTATCATACTTTAATAGTGTAGTAGGGCAGGTCTTTAGTGAGCCTGTTTTATATGCCTGTATACCTTATGATGTGCAATGCGTTAACCAAAACGGAGGATATCTTTTTGGGTATTACAGCAGTGCCGATCCCATAACTCAAAAAGCTTGGTATTTAGCATTGCAGTCCTCTGTAAATCAAACAATCGTTGATAGTAAGAATCTAATTGCTCAAGTACCTAGCGGCAGTCCTAAAGGGTCTGATTTAATAACCATTTTAAATACTCTCATTGCTGACTGTAATTCCATTGAGGCTTTAATTCCTCCTTTTGACAACGTAACAGGATTACAGAATTAAACTCAGATGAGCAGTAAAGTTGACAGAGTTCTTTGTTTTGACGGCGGAGGTATGAAAGGATTGTTTTCTGCTTATTTCATGAAATTCTTCTGTCGAGATGCAGGTATTCCGGGCAATAAACTTTATGAATATTTTAGTATAATTAGCGGAACAAGTATTGGAGGTATTCAAGGCTTAGCATATGCAAGCGGTTATAGTCCCGATGATATGATTGAATTGTTTTTAGCCCAACAAAACCCTCTAAACAACGGCAGTAACAACCCAAATAGCATTTTTTATCCTCCAGTCTCAACTTTGCAGAAAATTAATACTATCCTATATGGCGACCAGACATGGTATCAGAATAGCAATTTAAAAGCCCTGCTAAATACAAAATTCGGTCAAAGTAGAATGTTTCAACTAAAGACCAATGTGTTAATTCCCAGCGTTGAAATATACACAACACAAATACCTGATGTTGGGACTGATGTTAAAGCCTATCGCCCAGTATTATTTTCCAATACGGGGTTTAGCGGACTTGAAGGTCAAAGTTACCTAGTACAGGACGTAGCTTTATCAACAAGTGCCGCTCCTATTTATTTTCCGGCGGTAAATGTTCCAGAAGTTACAACGCCAAATTCTAAATTCATTGACGGAGGAGTGTTCCAGAATAACCCAAGCGCTTTAGAATATGCTTTAACTAACGCTCTTAATCCTTCAACTAATCGTATTTGTGTTTTGTCGGTTGGGACAGGTCTTGGGACAATTGGATTATTTGATCCTGTACCTGTTCCCCCTCCTGAAGCCGTCCAAAAATATTTAAATGAGTTTAGAGAGTTTTTGGTATTACAAAAGAATTGCACCAAGTCAAAAGCTGAAGAAATAGTTAACTCAATACTTCCTAATTTTGAGAATGTTTATTTGCTACTTGATCTAATATCCTTAGGCGTCAGCGGCCCGCAAGAAGCAATAAATAAAATGCTAACCTGGTTATCCTTATATGGAGCTAAAATAAGTAATAAGGATTTATTCTATTATCGTTTTAACACGATTTATGATCCTGCTCAAGATACCGAACTCGATAGTACTACTGCTGACTTTTTAAGTTATATAAAAACTGCGGCAGAGCAGCAATATCAACAAGACGCTTTAAAGATTCAGGCTTTTATCCAAAAATGTAATTTTTAAGAACAACCCATTTACACGATTTTTAAGAGTTACAAGACTTATATGTTATAATAAAAAAGAAAAAGGAAACATATGGCAGACTTATCAAATATTACCGCTTTAAGCGGTCTTACTATTACCAGTGATCAAACCACAGGGACTAATAATCCTAATGCTACCTTTGCCGTTAGCAATGTTACTACCGCTCAGAGAGATTTATTACAAAACGTTACTCCTTACGTAGTAAATGGAGCAACAGTTAGAATAAAGGAAGGAACTATCATCTTTAATATCAGCGTTGATAAATTACAAATGTTTAGAAACGGAATATGGGAAAGTGTTACAACAAATATAAGTACTGCTACAGGAGTTGGGTTATCTTCATCTCCTTTTTCCATTCCATCAGGCACAAGAGCTGCAGTTGAGGTACCTGCTAATCAGGTAAACGGATTTATATATAATGATACAACCAATAACCAGGTCAGAGGGTATATCAATACCCAGTGGATGACTCTATTTACTGTTGCTACGACTGCTACAGGGGTCGGTCTTACTAACGGAGCACCTTTTGTATATCCGTCTGGGCCAAGAGGAAACGTTGAAGTAGCTACCAACCAGGTAAATGGGTTCACTTATTTTGATGTTACCAACACAGTTCTTAGAACCTATAAAAATGCCTGGCAGACAATTACCTCAGCTTAAAAAGCTTATTAGTAAATGAATTATACTACTCTCTTTAACCAGATAATAGCTTATGCCAATAGAGGAGGTAGCATTGAATTTGCTGCCTCCATCCCCTATTTTATTGAGATGGGACAGCAAAAAATCTGGAAGGAGCTAAATACCACAGGTTTTCAAAAAACCACACAGCCTAAAAAGTTTCAGGTAAATAATGCCACTATTGAAAAACCTGCTGATTGGCAGGAAACTATCTCAATAATTTATGGTGAGGTAGATAACTTTTTTATAAATAACGTTGTCCTGTTTCCTAGAAGCTATGAGTTCTGTATAAATTATTGGCCAAATGTTAATTTAAGCGACGCGGCTAATCCTCCCCTATTTTACTCAGATTATCAACCGGGACAAGAAAACGTAAGTCCTTATAAATATTATTTGATCGTTCCAACCCCGGATAAAGAATATAATTACCAAATAACCTACATAGGAAGACCTAACCTAATTACAAATGAGAATCAAACAAACATACTAACAGACTATTACCCTGATCTTCTATTCTATGCCGCCTTTTTAGAGGCTCTTATTTATTTAAAGGACGATCAGAGAATGCCCGTCTATACAAAATTATATCAGGAAAGCTTAACTGCTGCTAATAACCTGACAAAAGATCGTTACATTGATCGCAGCGTAAAAAGAGATGTAGGGTAATTTATGGCTACGCAAAAACAGATGTTTCCTATTATCTACAAGCCGGGGATACTCCGTGATGGTTCTCCTTTTCAAGGAAGTTACTGCACCAAGGGACAATGGGTCAGATTTTTTAGAGGTCAACCTCAGAGTATCGGTGGAATGAAAAATTATGTAATATATATACAGACTATACCTGAACTGTTGCCACCTAGCTCTACTCCGACCGCAGTTCTTATATACTATGATAGTGATGGAAATAAACACATTTTAGTTGGAGTTTCTCTTGTTACTCAACAACATAAATATAGCGTAATAGATGCTACTTATAACAATATTGGTGGTCAAACCTTAACTTATTTTAAGAAATTCACTAATCCTACCAATACCTTGACACAATTTGTTGTAGTAATAAGCATTATTAATAATGTTAAAACAGAGTTAATATTGTCTTTAGGTATGAAAAACTACTTGGATATCAATAGCAACGAAGCAATCTCTACTATTCTAGCAAAGAAAGATACCGGTGAGTTCTGGACAGTAAAATTTAAAGCAGATCCAGTGAAAAACCAAAATGAAGAATTTAAACAACCAATACCTACAGAAGATAATTTTATTTTTAAAGAAGCAACGGGAGGAATGCTCTACGTTGGAAACAGATTATTTTATTACGGCAACAATGGGCTTGTTAGATGGTCTTCAGCATCACAAGAAAAATTAAATAAAAAAACAAACATAACCTGCCCATTTCTGTTTTTTGAAGATAAATATTCCATCAATATTAGTACTGATAAAGTAATCTACGGCGCAGAATGGCGAGGAGGAACAAATAGTCCTACAATAATCTTCTGGACACTCGGCTCTGTTATTCTTATTACCAATACTACAGGTAGCAATAATCAGGTTATTGAC